GAAAATGATGGATTTGATTATACACAAAAAAGTTATGGCTTTTGGGCTGTACCACCTGATATTGGCACTAAGGTACTAGTTATATTTGCTGAAGGAAACAGAGGTAAAGGATATTGGATAGGCTGTATACAAGATCAAAATATGAACTTTATGGTTCCTGGAAATGCAAGTACTAAGTTTAACAAAGAGGATCCTACAAAAGCAAGACCAGTCGGCGAGTATAATAAAAAAACTGAAGAAGCTAACGGATCAAACGCAACACAATATTTAAAGCCGTGTAACGCTGATGCGTGTGCTGTTTTAGATAACAACGGATTAGCAGACGATCCTGTTCGAGGAACAACAACTTCTAGTGCTAGACGAGATTTGCCTAGTATGGTATTTGGTTGGAGTAGTCCTGGACCAGTAGATAGACGTGATGGAAAACCTATAGTAAAGTCTGGAGGCAAAATTGACGGCATAGATATAAAAGCAAGTAGGCTAACAGGAACAACGTTAGTTATGGATGACGGTGATCCTACGCTTTTTAGAAAAGGATCTGCTAAAACTTCACCTAGCGAATATGCTAGTATACCAGACGGTGGTGATCCTACAAAACCGTTTAACGAATTATTTAGAATTCGTACTAGAACTGGACATCAAATATTATTACATAATTCAGAAGACTTAGTATACATTGCACACGGTAGTGGTGATAGCTGGATTGAAATGACAGCTAACGGAAAAATTGACATTTATTCAAAAGATAGTATTAGTATTCATACTGAAAATGACTTTAATTTTAAAGCAGATAGAAATATTAATTTAGAAGCAGGACAAAATATTAATATAAAAGCGGGCAATCAAATGGCAATGGAAACATCAGCTAATTGGACAGTAAAAGTAGGAGCAGACGGCATGCTTACATGTGCTGGTTCAAGTAATATCAAATCTGCAGCACATAAAGAAACAGCTGGTAGAATTGATATGAATGGTCCTGCTGCGGCAGAAGCAGGTGCTGCACCGATTCCAAATAGAGTACCTAAGCGAGGATCCTGGACAGGACAAGAAAATAAGAATCCCGAAGAACACACTCCTGAAAAAACAGATAACGATCCTAAAAAGATAGAAGAAGGTAAAGCAAACGCTACTAGTGATGATAAAAATAAAGAGAAAAATCCTGAAGATACATTCAAGCAATGCCAAGTTCCAGCTGCAAGCGGCAATCCAAACGAAGATAGGGCAAATGAAGAAGCCGCCGCTGAAAACAAAGATGCTACATTAGTAAACCAAAATGGCCAACCACAAACTGAAACAACAACTACAGTATCAGACGACGGCACTAAAACATCTACAACATCAACAACTACAACCGAAACAATTACTTCTGGCGGTAAAGCTGTATTAGTAGGTAATGATGGAAATGTAATTCCTGAAGCGTCTGCACCTAAAATTACAGGATATGCAAAGGATGCCGAAGGAAAAGTAACAGCTAGATTTGAAGAAGTAACGGGTGTAGATGCTGACGGTTTTAGTTATACTGAAAAGAAGCGTATTGCTGTAGATCCAGTAACTGGTAAAGATGTTATAAAAGGCGGACCAGAATATAAACCTGATAGAATTAACACAACACCTGTACCCATAACTGCAGATCAACAAGCCCAGATAGATGCAGAAACAGCCGCATTTGAGGCAGAGTATGATGCCAGGCGTGGCACACAAACCTAGGAAAATAAGATATGAGCACACAAGAAAAAAGATTATATCAAGATATTAATATCAAATCTAATAAAAAACCTGATTATGGTATAGGATCAAAGACTTATAAAGGATTTAGTACAACCGATCCTGATCAAAACGGATTTAATTTATATGACTTTAGTCTTATTAAACAAGATATTATCAATCATTTTCATATAAGACAAGGTGAATTATTATCTAACCCGACCTTTGGAACAATTATTTGGGACGTTTTACACGAACCAATGACTGAACAGTTAAAGCAAATTATTATTGATAATGTAACAGAAATCATTAATTACGATCCAAGAATAAATGTAAATTCAGTTACTGTAGACGAGTACGAAAGTGGACTACAGATTGAAGCAGAAATACTATTTTTAACTTATAATATTGTTGAAAATATGCGTTTAACTTTTGATCAAAATAACGGATTTTTAAATACCTAATAATATACGTAGTTAATCAATACTGATAAATACTGTATAATAAAGGAAAGCCAAATATGTCCTCGACTGATAGACAAAATAGATTACTAGTAGCAGAAGATTGGAAGCGTATCTACCAAAGTTATAGAAACGCTGATTTCAAATCTTATGACTTTGATAACTTGCGTAGAACAATGATAAATTATCTACGTCAAAATTACCCAGAAGATTTTAACGATTATATTGAAAGTTCGGAATACCTTGCTTTGATTGACATGATTGCTTTCCTTGGTCAAAACATTGCTTTCCGTACAGATTTAAATGCACGTGAAAACTTTCTAGAACTTGCAGAACGTAGAGAAAGTGTTCTCCGTCTTGCACGTACACTATCTTACAATCCAAAGCGTAATCAGTCAGCTAACGGATTACTTAAAATTGAAAGTGTTAGTACAACTGAAACTGTTAGAGATAGTAATGGAATTAATCTAGAAAACCAAACAATAATATGGAATGATCCTAGTAATGCAAATTGGCAAGAACAATTCACAAAAATTTTAAATGCATCATTACCGGTTAATAACCCTATTGGTAGACCAGTTAAAAAAGATACAGTAAATAATATCCCAACAGAGCAATACAGATTTAGTAGTACTAATACAGGAGTACCGGTTTTTGGATTTAATAAAAGTATAAGCGGAAGTACTAGTAGATTTGAAATTGTAAGTACTGATGTAAACAATGGAGCAATTGAAGAAGAAGCTCCGTATCCAGGAAATAACTTTGCATTTTTATATCGCAATGATGGCAAAGGTCCTAGTAGCACCAATAGCGGATATTTTTGTCATTTCAGACAAGGTGCATTAGATAGTGGATCCTTCATTGTTGATGCACCAAGTTCTAATCAGGTTGTTTCAATTGATGCAACTAATGTTAACAATTCAGATGTTTGGTTATATTCAGTAGATGATTTTGGACTAGAACAAGAACTATGGACAAAAGTTCAAGCAGTTGAAGGCAACAATGTAGTTTATAATAGTCTAAGTAAAAGTATCAGAAATATTTTCAGTGTGTTAACAAGAGCGAATGATAGAATTAGTTTAATATTTTCGGATGGAACTTTCGGCAATTTACCGCAGGGAAATTTTAAAGTATATTATCGAACTGGTAAAAATCAAAGATTAGTAATTGATCCAAAAGACATGCGTGGTATTAGTATACAAATTCCATATGTAAGCAAATCAGGAAAAAGCGAAAGTCTTTCATTAGTATTCCAATTAAAGTATACAGTAGACAATGCGAGTATTAGTGAAACAAATGCAAGTATTAAGCGTAATGCTCCATCTAGTTACTACACACAAAACAGAATGGTAACAGCAGAAGATTACCAGATTGCTCCTCTTACTTCAAGCCAAGAAATTATTAAAGTAAAAAGTGTTAATAGGACATCAAGCGGAATAAGCAGATATCTAGATCTTGTAGACGCAACGGGTAGATATAGTAAAACAAATTTATTTGCTGTAGACGGAATTTTAACAAGAGAACTTATTGATACAAAAGTTGGATTTGATTTTGTTACTAAAACAGATATCGAAGGTGCAATAGCAAATGTTATACAACCAGTTTTAGAAAACAGAAAAATTAAAAATTATTACCTTACTAATTTTCCAAAAATATTAGTAGGTGATTTGGGCTTAGTATGGAATAGTAGCACAGTTGACTCAAATCAAAATACTGGTTATTTTACAAATGCTGCAGGTACTAGACAGCAATTAGGTACTTTTACAGCTAGTACATTAAAATTAATGCGAGCAGGAACACTACTTAAATTTATTGCTCCGACAGGCAAGCATTTTATGAAGACTGATAATAATAAAATAATGGAAGGCGCAGCCGACCATCCAGGATCAGTTGATTACCTATGGGCAAAGATTGTAAGCACTGAAGGTAACGGAACAGTAGTTGCAGATGATGGTACAGGACCAGTTTTAATAAATGACATAATTCCACAAGGCGCAAAACTTACTCAAATTATTCCTAGAATTGCTAATGATATACAAGCATCAGTTCAAACACAACTTGTTGATCAAATTTTTGCTTATAGAACTTTTGGTTTAAGATTTGATATAAATTTAGGAGAATGGAGATTAGTATCTTCTACTAATTTAGATAGTGCAAGTGCATTTAGTATTGGTAAAGCAGGAGATAACACTAATCAGCAATTAGATGCAAGTTGGTTATTATTGTTTGAAACTAACGGTGAAACGTATACTGTTACATACAGAGGTTCTAGATACTTGTTTGAAAGCGATGAAGAAGTTAGATTCTATTTTGATAATAGTGATAAAGTTTATAATAATAGAACTGGTAAAATTATCAAAGATAAAATTAGTATGCTAAGTATTAACCAAAAAGATCCAACATCAAATCCAGTGCCTTACACAGTTGACTATGATTGGGAAATTGTAGAAGATTATAGAGATACAGAAGGTTATGTAAACAGTAAAAAAGTCCAAGTTAGTTTCTTTGATGCTGACGATGACGGAGTTGTTGATGATCCAGATTTATTTGATGTTATTGTTAATGAGACAAATAATCCTTTAGAAAAGTATATATTTTCTGAAAAAGTTACAAGCATTGATGGCGTTGAAGAATGGTTCTATAAACCAAACAGTGTATTAAATGTTGTTGTTCTTCAAAATAAAGCAAGTTTAGGATCTACTACATTATACGCAGATAACCAAATATTTTATTATGTAGATGAAAATATTTTTGAAATACTTGATAAGACTACAAGTAACTTAAATATTTCACAAAAATATAGAGCACAAATTGGTCGAGATAATATAAAATTTCATTATGTGCATGCTGCTGACGAAAGCACACGTATAGATCCTAGTGTGAGTAATATTATCGATTCTTATTTACTAACAAGATCATATGATAATAGTTTTAGACAATATTTAGATGGTATTACAAATACTAAACCGTTAGCACCTAGTAGTGACAGTTTATTTTTAAATTATGGCGCAAACTTAAATAACATTAAATCGTTAAGTGATGAAATTATATATCATCCAGTAAAGTATAAAATTTTATTTGGAACAAAGGCTGATGCTGAATTCCAAGCAGATTTTAAAATTGTAAAAAATCCTGATATTGTTATAAACGACAACGAAATAAAATCAAGAGTAATAAGTGCAATAAATGAATTTTTTGCTTTAGACAACTGGGACTTTGGCGAAACTTTTTATTTTACAGAACTAACAGCATATGTAATGCAACAACTTGCACCGAATATTGTTACTTTTGTAATTGTACCAAAACAAATAGATCAAACTTTTGGAAGTCTTTTTGAAATAAAATCAGAATCGGATGAAATATTCATTAGTGGAGCAACAGTAACTGATGTGGCAATAATCGATAATGTTACAGCTACACGCCTTAAAGCAGAAGGCGCAATTACTACAACAGCAACTACTACAGGTAATATTGGAATAACAAGTACTAATTTAAACACAGGTACTAGTAGTTCAAGTGGATCTAGCAGTTCAAGTGGATCTAGCAGTTCAAGCGGCTCAGGCAGCTCAGGCAGTGGCGGAGGAGGCTACTAATGGCATATAACAACGATCAATCAGACCAACCGTTGCCAGGAGGTAATGAAAATCGTAAAAGACAAAGTGCAAGCCATTTACCAAGATATTATCGAACCCCTGCTAATAAAAAGTTTTTAGCAAGCACAATGGACCAGCTTATACAGCCTGGTGTAGTTGAAAAGTTAAATGGATATGTTGGACGTAAAACAGCAAAGGCTTTTTCTTCTACTGATAATTATGTATCTGATGTAAGTGCTGACAGAGAAAATTACCAATTAGAACCAGCTAGTATTGTAAAAGACAATTTAGGCAATGTAACATTTTATAAAGATTATAATGATTATGTTAATCAGCTTGATAGTTTTAACAAAGGTACTAACGATCATAGTATCCTAAACCAACAAGAATATTATGCATGGGATCCTCATGTAGATTGGGACAAACTTACTAATTTTAGAGAATACTATTGGTTGCCAAATGGTCCTCAAAGTTTTGGAGTACCAGGAAACACTATAGATGTAGAAAGTACATACACTGTACGTATAGGTGATAATGTAGATAACAATACATATGTTTTTAGTCCTGATGGATTAACTAATAATCCTACTATTACATTATATAGAGGAATTACTTATAAGTTTGATATAGATACACCAAATTTACCGTTTACAATTAAAACTAAAAAGACTCTTGACGAAGGGTATGATTTAGATAGTTCAAGTATAATTGTTTTAGAAGGTGTAAGTGTTCAAGGATTAGAAAAAGGCGTAAGCACACTACAACTTGGAACAGACACACCAGATATACTTTATTATATGGCATCTAACGATTTACAAGCAAGCGGAACTATTGTTGTTAAAGACATTAGTGAAGCAACATTTATTGATGTTGAAAAAGAAATACTTGGAAAGAAAACTTATAAAGCAAGTAATGGTGCTGTGTTATCAAACGGAATGAAAATATTTTTTACCGGCGAAGTTGAACCAGCTTCTTATGCAGAAGGTGCATTTTATGTAGAGGGTGTTGGCGATAAAATTAAACTTGTATCCGAAACTAATCTTAATGTTCCAACAGATTTTACAGACGATGTTGAAATAGCATTTGATGCTAACGGATTTGACAGATTGCCGTTTGGTAAAGCAATTGGTTTTCCAACTAAGAAAGATTATTTGGTTATTAACCGTTCAGCAAAAGACGGAAATCTTTGGGCAAGATATAATAGATGGTTTCATAAAAGTGTAATTGAAACTAGTGCAGCACAAAACAATCAACCTTCTGATTTAGATCAACTACAACGTGCAAAAAGACCAATTATTGAATTTGAAGCAGATATTAAATTACATAATTTTGGTACAAAAATTAAAAAAGATGTTGACCTAATTGATAATTTTACCACAGATGTTTTTAGTACTATTGAAGGCGGAATAGGATACAACATTGACGGAATTGATATTGTTAAAGGTATGCGTATTCTTTTTACAGCAGATACAGATATACTTGTAAAAGGTAGAATATTCGAAGTTGACATTATTAAGTTTGCTGGCGGAGAGTCAACAAATAATCAAATTACACTTAAAGAAGTATCAGATAGTATTCCTCAAGAAAACGAAACAGTACTTGCACTAAATGGTAATACATTTAAAGGTAAAATGCTGTATTTCCAAAACGGAACGTGGCAAGAAACACAGCAAAAGACAAATACTAATCAACCGCCATTATTTGATATTTTTGACAGTAACGGAAAAAGTTATTCAGATACCAGTACATACGAAGCATCAACATTTAGCGGTAATAAATTGTTTAGTTATAAACAAGGAACAGGACCATCAGATACTGAATTAGGATTTCCTTTAAGTTATCGTAGTATTTCTAATGTAGGAGATATTGTGTTTAATTACGATATTCTTCAAGATACTATGACGTATACTAACGAAAATAATATTTTTAAAGTTAATACAGACGTTGGATTTTTAAGAAAGTATAGTGATCTAAATGTATTTGAAACAGTAACTGGTTGGAAAAAAGTTACAACACTAACTGAGCAACCTGTTATTAGACAGTATGTTTTTGATAACACAACAACTGGATTTGAAATTGACGTATATAACAACAGCGGATTCTTAAACGATTTATGGGTGAGAGTATATCTTAATAATAAATTACAATTTGAAAATGTTGATTATACTATTACAACTAATAATCAAAACAATGCACAAATAAATTTTAATAACACACTTGTACTTAATGATGACATAGTTATTAAAACTAAATCTAAAACTTTAAAAAATGATAATGGATTTTATGAAATACCAACATCATTAGAAAGAAATCCTAAGAATGAAAATCTTAAAGAATTTACACTAGGAGAAGTTAATGATCATGTTAGTACTATTGTTGAAAATTTAGATAATTTTGCTGGTGTGTTTCCTGGAACAGGTAATCTAAGAGATCTTAGTAACTTATCAGATCTAGGAAGAAGATTTTTACAGCACAGTGCTCCTATGAATTTATCTCTTTATCATATAACTGATAAAGATAGTAATATTATAAAATCGTTAGATTATGCAAGAACTGAATATAACAGATTTAAAAGAGAATTTTTACAAGTTGCATTAAATTCTGAGTTTCAAGGCTCAACTAAAGATCATGTAGATAGTATATTACAAACTATCAATAGTGTAAAAAGTAAAGAAATGCCGTTTTATTTTAGTGATATGGTACCAACTGGCGCTGTCAAAAAACTATCATATACTATATTAGATGCTGACGAGACATTTTTTGCTTTAAGTGAAGTGTTTGATAATAATACATTATCGAAAAAAGCCGTTAGTGTTTACAAAAATAACATTCAATTAGTATATAACAAAGATTATACATTTAACAGTGATGGATTTGCTGTTGTAACAGCAACAAAGGCACAAGATGATGTAATAGACATTTTTGAATACGAAACTACTAACGGAAGTTATGTGCCACCAACACCTACTAAATTAGGACTGTATCCTGCGTACGAACCAATGTTATATAGTGATGATACATACCTAACAACAACATCATTTATTCAAGGACATGATGGTAGTAGGTTTGTTGCTTTTAATGATTATAGAGATGATTTATTATTAGAATTAGAAAAACGAATTTTTAATAATATTAAAATAAAATATGACCCAACACTTTTAGATATAAATGATTTAGTTCCAGGTGAATATAGACAAACCGGAATGTCGTTTAGTGAAATTAATAAGTCAATGTTAAGTAACTTCTTGTCTTGGAGTAAGTTTATAGATACAGATTATACTTTACATAACTTTTTTGAAAGAACAAATACATTTACATTTAATTATAGTAAATCTAATTCACCAAGCGGAAGTACTTTACCAGGATTTTGGAGACAAATTTATAAAAGAGCATTTGATACAGACCGTCCGCATACTCATCCTTGGGAAATGCTAGGACTTACAATAAAGCCTAGTTGGTGGGACACACAATATGGTCCAGCACCATATACTAAAGATAACTTATTAATGTGGACTGACTTACAAGATGGTATTCTAAGGCAGCCGGGTGTAAAATATAAAATTTTAAACAAATACGTAAGACCAAATTTGTTAGCAAATATACCATCAGATGCAAACGGAAACCTTTTACCTCCTTTAAGTATTGGATGGATTAGTAATTACCAACCTGACTCAATATCTAATAGTTTTGTATTTGGAGACGGCGCACCGGTAGAGTCTGCGTGGAGAAACAGTTCTGATTATGCATTTAGTTTAATCAAAGCATTTATAATTAATAAGCCTAGTTTAATATTTTCTACAGGATTTGATAGATTTAATCAAATACGTAATAGTGCAGGCGCTATTGTATATAAACCTACTAATAAAAGAATCACTTTAAAAGACTTAGTATTTCCAAGTGTAGCATCAGATGCTACTCAAACTTTTACAAGCGGGCTAATAAATTACATAGCTTCTTATATGGCCGGAGATGTCTTAAAGAATTATGCAAAGTATAAAGAAAATATTACTAGTATAGACAATCAAATTGGTTTTAAATTAGCGGGATTTACTGACATAGAAAAGTTTAAATTAATACTTGATAGTAGAACTCCAACCAATGAAGGTAATGTATTTGTACCAGATGAAAATTATCAAATATTTTTAAATACAAGCTCACCTGTAAAAACTGTAGAATATAGTGGTGTAATTATTGAACGCAGAACAGACGGATATGTAATTAAAGGGTATAGTCCTAATAATACCATATTTAAATATTTTAGTGCAGTATCTAAACAAAACGATCCAAGTATTAATATTGGCGGAATAAGTGAAGACTATGTTGAATGGGATAGTAATAAAACATATGTTGCAGGTCAAAATGTTGAATACCAAGGTTCTTACTATAGAACAAAAACACAACACCAAAGCACACAACTATTTGATGAAACACAGTTTGCTAAATTAGCTGCTTTGCCATTAAAAGGCGGAAGAGAAGCTTTTATTAGAAAACAATTTACAAATAATATAATTAATGAAATGCCTTATGGTACGTTACTAACTGGAATACAGGATGTTGTAGACTTTTTATTAGGATACGGAGAATATTTAAAAAGTGAAGGATTTGTTTTTGATTATTTCCAAGGAGATAGCAAAGTGGTTCTTGACTGGAGGCATTGTGTAAACGAATTTTTATTCTGGACTACACAAAATTGGGCTGCTGGCAGTGTTATTACACTTAGTCCTGGAGCCGAACAAATTAAAATAAACACTAATTATTCAATGGTTGATAATATATTTGACGGATTTTACGGCTATGGATTATTAAAAGCAGATGGACAAAAACTTGTAGAAGATTTTGCAAATCTTGGAAGATCGCCTAATGAATTTAGCATAGGTCCAAAAAATACAGCAGATGGAATTTATTTTATATCGTTGCCCTTAGTACAAAAAGAACATGTAGTTATTATTGATAACGCAACAGTTTTTGGCGATGTAATATTTGATCAGCAACCTGGATATAGACAAGAAAGAATTAAAATACTAGGTTATAGAACAACAGACTGGGACGGAAGTTTAAATATTCCTGGTTTTATATTTGACGAACCTAATATTGTAGAATGGGAGCAATGGCAAGATTATAATATTGGTGCTGTTGTTAAAAATAAAGAATTTTATTATAGTGCTCCTAAGAAAGTACCCGGATCTCAAACCTTTGATGCAACGAATTGGAATGTACTTTCTGAAAAACCAGAAGGCGGCCTTTATGCAAACTTTGAATATAAAACAAATCAATTTGCTGATTTTTATGATTTAGATTCAGACAACTTTGATGTTGAACAGCAAAAAATGGCACAGCATTTAATTGGTTATCAAAAACGCCAATATTTACAAAACATTGTAAACGATGATGTAAGTCAATACAAATTCTATCAAGGATTTATTCAAGACAAAGGTTCTAAGAATGCTCTTACTAAATTGTTTGATGCACTTGCAAGTGACGACAAGGATAGTTTAGAGTTTTACGAAGAATGGGCTATTAAAGATGGCCAATACGGAGCCAGCGAAGGCTTTGACGATGTTATTTTTAGACTAGACGAAGGAAAGTTTAGACTAGTGCCGCAGCCTATAGAACTAGTAAATTCAACTACAGGTAGAGAAACCGATTTAATTTATAGAATTAAACCATATGAAGTTTACCAAAAATCTAAAAATTACAATCATAAACCATTGCCTGCAAAATATGTTTTTGACAGTTACACAAAAAATGCAGGATATGTAAATCAACAAGATGTTAGAGGAATAGTAACTAACTACGAAAACATACTTGACTTTAATTTTGCTGATATTGCAAAAAATGCATATATTTGGGTTGGAAATCAAGATAAAGACTGGACAGTATATAAACATATTGACACTCCTTATGTAATAAACCAAATTGGAAAGGGTGAAGCAACATTTGACATTACAGTAGACATAAATGTTAAAGATTTTGTAAAAGGTGATATCATCGGTATTAATGCTATACATAATGATAGTACAAGTCTTAACCTTGACGGATTTTATAAAATTGATAGTATAAACAACAATGTTATAACTGTAGAAACTAACTCTCCAAAAACTACTGAAGATAGTGACCTAGTTGGCAATATAACGGTATTTTTAAAAGTTAGAGCAACAAATGTTGTTGAAGCAAACAAAATTGTACAAAAAAATCTACACGGTGAAGATTTACTATGGATTGATTCAATAACTGACGATAATGAATGGGCAGTATATAAGAATACTAATTCATTTATTGATCATCAGCGTATTAATAATCCAGTATCTAATGCATCTGGAAATATTGAATCTATTACTTTAGATGTTGCTAGTACTACTATTTTTAATCAAGGATTTCATAAATTATCAAAATATGATAGAATAACGTTTAGTGATATACAAGGTACTGTAGAACTTAATAGTACTTCAAAATATGTTGGCGGAACTATTACATCATCATCATTCCAGTTATATGATGATCCTGACTTAACTATACCAACAAACTCGTCTAGTTTTACAGCACATACTTTCCGTACTGGTAAGTGGATAAACAATGGATCAAATTTTGGAACATCAATAGCTGTTGACGATAGAAATACTACATTATTAGTAAGTACACCAGATGACGCTGACGGAAAGGTTTATGTATATAATAGACCAACTAATGCATTGACATATATATTAACACAAACTATTGAACCTTTTAAGTTTGGTAACGATAGACAGCGTTTTGGAGCAGGCCTAGCAATAAGTCCAGACGGTGAATATGTTGTAGTCGGTTCGCCTAATGCTTCAAATGTAAAAACAAAATATTCAGGAGCATTTCAATCAGCTGTTGATTATCCTAAAAATAGTATAGTTGGAAAAGATCAAGGGTTATGGCGTGCCAAAATTGATATTGAAGGCGAAGAAGATAATATTGTATTCAATAGTTTTAGTTCGGTTGTTGAAAATATTGAAGCTGCAGGTTTGCAAAATAATAGCACAGATTTTATTCCAACATTGCTTGTTGGGGATTATGCAATTGATCCTAATAATAACTTACTTGCATTTAATGGTTTACCAACAAGCCATATACTTGTTCGAGCACCGTTTTCGTTGTATGAAGGTAGTGGAATAAACGATCAGGTAAGATTGCAATGGAATTCAGTAACATACGGAAACCAAGACTTATCAGCTTTAGCATCGAGGGCACCTTTTAACGGAAGTCATGCAGTAATCACAGATACATTTTTAAGTCAAGAACATACAATACAAAAGAAAATTGACGAAGTTTTATATGTTAATAGTAGTACAACCGCTGTTGATATAGGAGATGTTTTACAAACACCGGTTGCTACTGGTACAGTTGAATATACTAAATTAGTAGGCGCTGAAATACTAATATATCTAAGAGATGTAAACGGTTCATTTAATACTAGCGATAGTTTATTTAGAGACGATGGCGACTTTATCGGCGAATATGTTAAACAAGGACCAGTAGACCCTGTCAACACTTCAACAGTTTGGGGTGGATATTGGTGGATTGACACACCTGTGTATACACCAACTTCGTCTACAACAAATATTGACAAGGGCGCCGGATTAGTTTACTGGGATCTAATATCAGATAGTACTCCAACTGGTAGATACTATTATTCGAGTTTGGATTATTTAACAACTGATATTAGTAGTCAAAATACTTTTACTGGTTATATAAGAACGTTAACATATAGAGGGCTACCTGGAGCAGGTGGAAGTAATTCTACTTTCTCAAGTAACTTATATGTAATGCGAGCTCCTAAAGCACTCAGTGATACTATATCTCCAGGTGATCCAGTTAGTGTTTATGTTAACCAATTACCGCAATACACAACCGGTGACTTCAAAGATCTAACTACAATAGGATTAAGTTCTACAGTTACAAACACAACAAGAAACGTTTATGACGTATGGGACGGATACATTAATTTAGACTTTACTAAAACAGATGCATCAGATAATCCTTTTGAGCCAAGAGTAGGTGATACAGTTCGTGATTTAACAACTGGAGCAACAGCTGAAGTAACATTTTATCAAAGAAACAGTTTAAATGCCACTATATTTGTAAAAAATTTAGTAGGTACATTTAGTGTTGGCGACGACTATGGACAAAATGCAGAAATAGAATACTTGGCTACACCAGGTGATCCTGATGTAAATTATCAAACCGATCGTGTAATGGGCGAAATACAATTTACATCATTAGGGTATACACCTTCTGGAATAGGTAAAATGCTAGTGTTTGATAGCGGAAATCCTATTACATTAAGTGCAGAAGATAATATTAATGAAGTTGAATATTGGATGTATACTGAAGGAAATGTTTTAGGTATTCCTAGATTACCAAATCCACCAAGTAGTATAAACAACGATTGGGAACAAGTTTATAGAATTCCGGCAGAATCAACAGGAACACCAAGTGGATTTACTAACCAAGGACTATACACAGTATACAGTAGATCTGCTCCGGGCAGATATGATGAAATTGGTACATATACTGTTCCTGAACAACAGTCGAACTTTAAACTTGGTAGCAATATTAAAATTGCAAAAACTAGTAACGGCTTGTATAGAACAATGGTGCATGCCGAAGGCACACAGACACAATCTTCACCAGGTAGAATCTATTTTATTAAGACTGGCATTGAAAATGGTATTACATATACATGGGAATATGCGAAAAACAAAAAGTACAAAGGTGTCTTTAACGAAAGTATAAGTTATTTTACTAACGATATTGTTTACAGAGAAAATCCTGCGGTGAGCGGAACAGGAGTATTATATGTAGCAAAAACTAATTTAGCACCAGGCACATTTAATACAACTGACTGGACAAGTACAGATGATTTAATTGACTATGTTGGATTTATACCAAACTCTTCAGGCACTAGTGTTATTAACGACAGTACTGACGGAAGCACAGTTCTTGATCAAGGGTTACTTTCGACCTTCGGAAGTGAATTTGATATTAATAAAAACGGTGATGTACTAATTGCTAATGCATTATACGATAATGATAAAACTAATCAAGTTGTTGTATATCGGCAAAATAATGGCTTTTGGGAAAGAGGCCAAGAAATACAAGCACCAGATAAAACTAGCGGCTTTGGAAAGGCAATAGCAATATCAGATGATGGTATGTATATAGCAATTTCAGAACCATTTAATGATGATTACAATGCCGATCAAGGTAAAGTTTCGATTTATCATCAAGTTAATGGTGTGTTTACATTCTTACAAGATTTACAAAGTCCTAACAATGAACGTGCTGAAAGATTTGGTTGGGAGTTGCAATATGACGGAAATAAGTTATTTGTAACTTCGAGAAATGCTGATTCAACTGAAACAACTACATTTGATTCTAATACCACTAGATTTGATAATTCTTTTACAGAAATAGTTGAAGAAAGAAAAGATGTTGGCGTAGTATTTGTATACGAAAAAACTCCAACAGGTATGTTGTTTGCACAAACTATTCAAATTCCAGATTCGGATGTTAATACGTTTGGCAGAAACATACTAGCAAAACTTAATCATTTTTATACAGGATTAGAAACTAAAGTTGATGAAAATTCTCAAGGCCAAGTAGTTGATTTTAGAATAGATCAAGATGTTAAGATGTGGGAAACATATAGGTCTTCAAACAAAACAGTTGATGTAGAAAAAATTAAAAAAATATTTTTATATAACATTAAAGAAAACGAATTACTTACATATCTTGATTACATAGATCCAATACAAGGCAAAGTAGCAGGACCTGCGGAGCAAGAACTTACATATAAAACATATTTTGATCCTGCAGTTTATACTACTTCTAGTAGTATTAGTGCAATACAAGATCAAACATCTGCTTGGGGACCAAAACAAGTCGGCGAAGTTTGGTGGAACTTAACAACAGCCAAGTTTACTAATCCTTATCAAGGTAGTATTCAATATGCAACACAATCTTGGAACAAAGTATTTCAAGGAAATTCAATTAATGTTTACGAATGGGTAGAATCAGATGTACTTCCAAGTGCTTGGGACGCAGAGTCTGATACTGAAACTGGGTTTTCTAAAGGATATAGTGGTAAAAGTTTATACGGAGATTCATCGTATTCAACAAGACGAGTATACAATGAAATTTTAAAAACTTTCAAAACAATGTATTATTTCTGGGTAACAGATAAAACTATTGTTCCTAATGTTGAATTTAGAAAAATTGATACTAGAGAAATTGCACAATATATTACTGATCCTGCAGCAAAAGGACATAGATTTGTTGCACTTATTTCACCAGAAAAATTTGTACTATATAACTGCGAACCTTTGATAAAAGGTACAGATGTTGCCATTAATATACAATTTTGGACAATTAAAAATCAAAACCAAAATATTCATAACCAATATCAAATTGTTAGCGAAGGCCTTGAAACTAGCCAACCAAATCCAGATGTTGTTATAAAATGGTTTGATAGTTTAATCGGATATGATGCACAATCGAGAATAGTACCAGATCCAACACTTAGTGACAGAGAAAAATACGGGTCACTTAATAGACCTCGACAGTCTTGGTTTAAAAACAAAAACGAAGCACTAAAACAAGTGATTGAGCGTGTAAACCTTGTTCTTACAAAGAATTTAATTATTGACGATAAAGATATAAGCAAATTATCGTTAAACGATCCGATATTAACTACAGCTAGTAATTTATATGATGTTGAAGTAGAAACAGTAGCAGATCTTGCAACAGTTGGAACAGACAAAATTGAAAGAGCAGTACTATCTCCTGTGATCAAAGACGGAAAAATTACAGATGTAACTATTATTAATCCTGGTAAAGGATACAGATATCCTCCTACTATATCAATAGCAGGCAAAGGTACAGATGCAGAATTATTGCCAGTAATCGACGGAGCAGGTAAAATAATATCTGTAACAGTATTGCAAGAAGGAACATATTACGATTCAAGTACTATTTTAACTGTACGAAATTTTTCTGTATTAGTTAAAGCTGATGAAACTTTGCTAGGTAAATGGGCTCTTTATCAAAGAGAAAATAGAGCCTGGAATAGAATAAAAAGTCAATCTTATAATGTATCTTTATTTTGGAAATATATTGATTGGTATGCTACAGGATATAATGAAGCAACTGACATTGATTACCTTATTGACAATAGTTATGAATTAACAAGTTTAGATAATCCTGTTGGAAGTGTTGTAAAAATATCAAATATTGGTACAGGCGGATGGCTGTTAATTGAAAAAATATCAGCCAGCGATAGCGAAGATTATACACAAAATTATAAAACTATTGGTAGACAAAACGGTACAATTAAATTTAACGAAACGTTATATGATTCAGAAGCAGCATTTACTGGGTTTGATACAATTAGTTTTGATACTAAAGTGTTTGACAGTGAACCAATTAAAGAACTTAGAATTATTTTAAACACAATAAAAGATGATATTTTAATTGATGAACTATTAGTTGAATTTAATAAGTTATTTTTTGCAAGTTTGCGTTATGTATTTTCAGAACAAACATACGTAGATTGGGCGTTTAAAACTAGTTTTATAAAAGCTAAACATAACGTTGGTTCGTTACGTGAAGATATTACATTTAACAATGATAACCTTCCAAGTTACGAAGCATATGTTAAAGAAGTTAAACCGTTTGCAACAAAAATTAGAGAATACCTAAGTGCGTATGAGGGTTTAGACCCTACAAAAACAGTAACAACTGATTTTGACTTACCAGCATCTTATAATGCTATAGAAGGTAAAATATTACCAAAGAATATTAAAGTTATTGATGATGTACTAGTAGGAACAACTCCTGATCTAGAAACTTATCCAAATAAAAATTGGTTAGATAATAGTAGCTATAGCATTGTCAGCGTAACTCCAGTTGATGGTGGTCAAGGTTATACATCACCTCCAGAGTTAACATTAACCGGCGGCGGTGGATCAGGCACTGTTCTAAAAACATATTTAGGAACAAAGGGAGATGTAACAAAGGTTGATGTAGTTGTTTCTGGTAGCGGATATTACAGCACACCTGTAATCTCAGTTAACGGCAATCTTATAGATGGCGGCAGAGATGCAACTTTCAGTGTAGAACTAGGTAATAATCCAGTAAGAGGAATTACTACTACAGTTAATTTTGATAGAACTACAGGAACATATGTATATACGCAAATTGATCAAACACAAACATTTACAGCATCAGGATCTCAGTTTGAATTTAATTTAAATTGGCCCATTGATTTAAAGATTACTGATATAAGTGTATTTAGAAATAATATTGAACAATTAAGTAACGAATATACCTATACTAATATCTTAGATGCTACAGCAAGCTATGAAAGATATTATGGACAAGTATCTTTTACAAATAAACCAGATGCTAACGATATAATTGTTATTAATTACAAACTTTCTCCAGATCTATATCAAGCAGCAGATCGAATTAGTAATTTATATAATCCACAAGAAGGGCAATTAGGCAAAGAATTAAGCCAGTTAATGACAGGCATTGATTACGGCGGCGTAGAAGTTAAGAGCTTTGGAATGTCGCAGGGTCAAGGATGGGATTCAGATGCATGGTTTGGATCAACTTGGGATAGTTATGATAATACTTATAATGATGAAATTTTTGAATTAGGTGATAGTACAACACTATTTAATTTTAGCAAGCCATTAGAAACAGGTGTAGAATATCATGTTTATAGAAACAATGTTAGAATTGATGATCCTAATTTTGGAACAGCACAGCAGACAAATCCAAATGCACTAGTGCAAAGTATTACAGGTGCAGGGCAAACAGCATGGTCTCGAACAGATGATGATTATGATGTAACAAACTATGTTGCATTTAACGAAGAAGCTGTTCCATTTGGAAATACAGATGTTGTAATATTTAGAAAATCAACTAGCGATGGCACTTTCCTACCAAATGAGCAAACATACGACAGTATTATACAAGGCGGTAGTTTAAATTATTCTACAGCAACAGGATTAGAAAGTGCAGACATTACAATTGACGGTGATGGATTTGTTACACCTACTACAAGTGCAGGCCCTGAAGAACAAGTTCCTGGACAGATATTAGATACTGTTGATATTAAAGTGTTTGAAAGACCTAAAGGTGGAGGAAGCCAAGTAGCTTCTACAAATTATAATGGTAATGGTAGTAAAGTTACATTTGATATAGGAGCAAAGCCTTTAACTACACAATCAGTATTTGTTAAAGTAGCAGGAAATATACAAACACTTGGCGAAGACAATGACTATACTATTGATTTTAATAATAACACTATAACACTAGCAAGCGCACCGGCTATAAATTCTAAAGTAAATATTATAACATTAGGCGTAAGCGGAACAAAAATTATTGATATTGATACAATAGTAGCTGACGGAAGTACAACTTCATTTATAACAAATGTAAGATACAAAGCTAACTTACAAAATATTATTACAATGAACGGCCTTCCAATAGAAAACGTTGTAAATAAAAGTAAAAAAGCAGATGGCATTGCTGGCAATGCATTAATCAAGTTTGCTATACCTCCAACAGCAGGTTCTGAAATTAAATATGTGTTCTTTGAAGACGATTTATTAGTTAAAAACTATAGTGAAGTAAATGTTGAAACTATTACAGCTGATGGAAGTAGTTTAGCATATGACATTACAACCACTCCAAGTGTACAGCAACCATTGCATTTTAAAACATTAGTAAAAGCTGGAAATAAAATATTTAACGCAGGATATAATCAAAGATATATTACTAAGGCAACTACATTAGAATATAAAATTGAGGAATGGCAATTCCCTCCTGGCTCACTTGATAGCAGATATGTAGAAGTTTACTTAAACGGTGTTATACTTGATACTGTAAAATGGAACTTAATAGTAGGAGCAAGTACTGTTATTAGATTAAAAGGCGAAGTGCAACAGCAAGATGGTGACATACTAGATGTGTTTGTAATGACCGACGGTGAGTATAGATTTGGATATGTAGATTCTGCGTCAAGGCTATTTGTAAAAACTCCTAATCAAATACATTTTGATACAGCTATTGCTGAAGGCACAGAAATTGAAATATTTACATTTAATAATCATGATTATCAAGATATACAAACAATAAATTATGATGTAATTGACAGAATTAATTTAGTTCCAGGCACTGATGAATACCAAAAATATATACATCTACATAATGGACTTATAAAATTAAATCAAGAAGCTATTGATGCACAATATTTATGGGTATCAATTAATGGACAATTACTAACTCCGAGTGTAGATTATTTTGTAACAGATAATAAACAGTATGTTAAAATTGAATCAACTATATCTGAAAATGATGTAGTCCAAGTAGTACATTTTGCAGCTAGTAAAACACAAAATAAATTTGGATGGTCACAGTTTAAAGATATGTTGAACCGAACACACTACATTAGGATAAACAATGAAGAAGAAGTTACACTAGCAAAAGATTTGTATCAATACGATCAAAGTATTACGGTAATTAATGGAGAAGCATTACCGTCACCAGTTGCAGGATCACTAAAACCAGCAATAATTATGATTGGCGGAGAAAGAATTGAATACTTTGTACGTAACGGAAATGTAATAAGTCAATTTAGAAGAGGTACTTTAGGAACAGGTGTTAAAAACATGTATCCAGCTGATACAGTAGTATTAAATATTTCAGGCAAAAACTCTATGCCGTACAAAGATGAAACATTAACAACAATATTTACAGCAGACGGTACATCGTCGACATATGAACTTGATTTTACAGCTAGTAATATAAACGAATTTGAAGTTTTTGTTGCAGGTAAGCGTTTACGTAAAAATTCAATAAACAATTACATTTTTAACGAAATAACAGGACCAGTTTCTCAGGATAGTCCTGAAGGTGACGAAACAATATCAGCTGAATTTACTGTAAACGGTAATCAGCTAGTACTTACAACCACTCCAACACAGAATACAAAAGTGATTGTTGTAAGAAAACAAGGACAACAGTGGACAGAACCAGGTACTGCACTTGCAGATAGCGATTCTAACATAAGTAGATTCTTACGTGCAGCAAGAGTTGACTTGCCGCGATAAATACAACAGCAGGATGGTATAAACTATGACAGATAAATTAAACGAACAAAGCGGTGTGCTACTACAAGGTCACATCAAAATACATAATCCAGAAACTGGCGAAGTTATTATAGACAAGCGTAACGCTATTCATTATGAAAATATGAGTATTAGTTTAGCTGAAAGTTTAGGCAATGCTGGCACAGGTTGGATATATGAAATGGGGTTTGGAAATGGCGGAACTAGCGTTGATCCTACAGGTATTATTACATATCTAACACCAAATTCAACTGGTACTAATGCAAGTTTGTACAACGAAACATTTACAAAGATTGTAGATGATAGAAGTGTTAACAATTTAGATCCTGCTAGAAATAAAATTGAAACACGTCATGTAAGCGGCACAAACTATACTGATATCTTAGTAACATGTTTATTAGATTATGGTGAACCTACAGGACAAGATGCTTTTGATACAGCAGCAGATCAAAATAGTTTATATGTATTTGATGAATTAGGATTAAGAGCATACAGTGCATCAGGAACTGGCAGATTACTAACACATGTTATTTTCCATCCTGTACAAAAGTCACTTAATAGGCTTATACAAATAGATTATACAGTTAGAGTACAAAGTTTAACTGGTTTTAACGAAGGATAATTAGATGGCATATACGATTAATTTTACAAATAGTGCTGAAAAAGATCCTATTGTTATTGAAGATGGTACAATTAATAACACAACAAGCCTAAGTTTTCCAGGAAGAAATTCAACTGGCTATGGCGCTGTTATTGCTGAAGACTTATTACGCTTATTAGAAAATTTTGCAAGTCCAACTGAACCTAGTAATTCTATACAAGGTCAGCTTTGGTATAATAGTATTTCAGGACAATTATTAGTTTACGATGGCACTACTTGGATACCAAGTGGCGGCTTAGCTAAGAGTACATCTCAACCTGATCCGACAGATGCAACAGACGGTGATCTATGGGTTGACACTGCATCACAGCAATTATATTTGTTTTCAGGTTCTACTTGGGTATTAGTAGGTCCAGAATTTAGTCAAGGATTAACAACAGGTGCAAAACCTAGTAGTATTGTTGGACAAGATAATGTTGAATACACAGTAATTGAAATTCAAGTTAGTGCAAATATTGTTGCTATTGTTGCTTTTGACGACTTTGTTCCAAAAGCAACAGTGCAAGGCTTTACAGCAATTAAGCCAGGCATTAACTTAGCAAACAGAGATACTGATGCTGACGGAGTAAACAATGTAAAATTCTATGGAGTTGCAGAACAAGCAGAAAATTTAATTGTAAATGATCTTGCTGTTCCAAGTGCAAACTTTTTAAGAGGAGATGTTGAATCAACATCTACTAATCCGTTAAACATTCAGAACAACACTGGTATTGCATACGGCATTAACGGAGAAATGGGTATTGGCATTGAAGGAAGTGCTGGTATAATACAACATAATATTGAAGGATCAAATATTGATATGCGTGTGCGTAATGCAGGCGCAAGTAAAACAGTTCTTCGAGTTGATAGTAGTTTAAGAGTTGGTATTAATAACGAAGCACCCGACGAAGCATTAGATGTTACAGGGAATTTATTAACAAGTGGAATAATTAGAACTAATGATGTAACCGAAAGTACAACTATAAGCAATGGAGCATTAATTGTAAAAGGCGGCATTGGCGTTGCTAAATCTTTAAACATTGGCGAAAATCTTGTTGTACAAAAAGGTATTACTTTAGGTAATAATGATCTTACAGTTGATACAACTGAATCAGAACTTATTATGCCAGATTTAAATAACACTCGTAATATTGGTAGTCCTACAAATAAATGGCGTAAAATGTATGCAACTACATTTATTGGATCTTTAGAAGGTTCAGTTAGTGGTAGTGTAAGTGGTAAATCAGGAAGTGCTGATAAACTTACAAGTTCTACAACATTTAGATTAACAGGCGATGTTGAAACTGTTGAAAACGTATTTGACGGACAAACAGGTGGAGCTGTAAAAGATTTTAATATATCAATTAAAAATACAATCATTTCAGGAAAACCACAAGTAACTGATAGTTTATCAAACGATGAATTTATTATTGATAGAATTAGCGGATCTAGTACGGGTCTAAGACGTATATCAAGAGGAACATTATTTCAGAATATTGCAGGTCTTACACCTATTGGAAGTATTATGCCATTTGCAGGAAATATTGAACCTACAGCTACAGGTTGGTTCTTTTGTAATGGACAAGAACTAAGCCAAGGTGTATACAATACTTTATATCAACTAATTGGATTTACTTATAAAGCACAAGGATTAGTAACAGCAGGAAATTTTGCTCTACCTGATCTAAGAGGAAGGTTCCCACTAGGATCATTAACTATGGGCGGCACAAATCCGGCAGTTGAAGTTCCAGATACTAGATCAAGAGACTCTAACTCAAGTGTATTAGGTGCTGTTGATGGAACAGACGATGTTACAATAGATGTTAATAATTTACCAGAACACGAGCATGATTTAAGAGCTGATAACGGTGTTCAATTTACAGCTATTAGAGCTGTTGACGGTAGAGGCGGAGATAAACCAGATGATGCATCATTAAGTACAATACAAACTGGTGCTGATCAATTATCCCAAACAATTGATAAAAGTGGTGGAATATTATCACCGACAGTAGGTGATGATTTAAATATAATGAACCCATATCAAACAGTTAATTATATTATATACACAGGAGTAACATCATGAGTTATAAACTAAACAAAACAGACGGCTCACTCCTAGTAGAATTACAAGATGGAGTAATTGATACTACCTCTTCAGATCTAACCCTTGTAGGAAGAAATTATAAAGGCTTTGGCGAATATATTAATGAAAACTTTATTAAATTAACAGAAAGTTTTGCAAGTACTAGTGCTCCTTCAAATGCAATACCAGGACAACTTTGGTACGATACTTCCGATCAGCGTTTAAAAATTTACAACGGAACAACATTTAGAATTGCAGGCGGCCCAATTATAAGTTCTTCACAACCTAACATGGTTGCAGGTGATTTATGGATTGATAATGAACAAAATAAATTATATTTTTATGATGGAACCGATGTTGTTGCTGTAGGACCTAATTACACAGCTACACAAGGAAAAACTTTGTTAGAAGCTGTGACAATGATTGACACATCAGGACAAACTAGAGCAGTCCTAGCACAATATATACAAGGAAACTTAATTGGTATACATAGTGCAAAAGAATTTACACCGAGAACTGAAGATGTACTATTACCATATGCAGCAGGAAGAGTAATCAAGGTAGGGTTTAATCCACTTTATACAGCAGATAATGGAGATAACATTGCTTTCCGTTGGAATGGAATTGCATCAACAGCAGAAAACTTAGTAGATGCTCAAGGTGTATCAGTTGCTAGTACTGACTTTGTTAGAAATAACGAAAGAGATAGTAGTAATGTTATTGTTGATCAAACAATGGACGGTGGATTATTTGTTAAAGGAGAATCTGGAGTAAAAGTTGGATACGGTGATACAGCATACGGACAATTTAAAACTACAGAAACAGATACAAAAACAGTTATTGATATTTTAAATCAAAATCAACCATTTGCAATCAGAAGAAAAGTTGGTTCGAATCAAATTGATGGGTTAACATTTGATACACTAAATGGACGTTTTGGTATTTTTCAAGACACACCAACAGTTGCATTAGATGTAACTGGAGATGCAAGAGTTACAGGCGACTTAACGATTGAAGGAAACATTGCAATCGGCGGCGCAAGCACAATTATTGATTCAGCAGAGTTAAGAGTACAAGATCCGCAAATACAATTAGGAATTACTGATGATTCAACAGAATTAGACGATGCAGGAATCGACGGCGGCGGATTTGTTATTAACAGCTTAAATGGTAGTAAAGACTTTATCTGGAAAAACTCAACAGGCAACTTTACATCCAATCAAAATATAGACTTAGAATTAGGAAAGTCTTTTAGAATTTCAAATGCAAATGTACTTACAGCGACAACATTAGGTAGCGGAGTTGTAAATTCTTCTTTACAAAATGTTGGTACACTAACATCTGTAACTGTAAGTGGTAATGCAGCAGTTGGAAGTATTAGTTCGCCAGGAGCATTAAATATTAGCTCTACAGGCGATATAACAGTAAACACACAAAAGATTACTGGAGTGGCTGCACCAACGGGTACAACTGACGTAGCAAATAAAGGTTATGTAGATACACAAATTGCATTTGAACCAATGTCTTTAGCATTAGATATTACAGGATTTGTATCACCAAATGTACCCGGCGTAGGTGACGGACCAATAAACGATGTAAAAGCTGTTATAGAATCAGTATATCCTGCTTCAGCAGCAGCAAATGGAAAAGTTGCTAAAATACATTGTACATCATATGCGGCCAGTACAATTTCAGGAATTCAAATTACTGTATCTACTTCGCCAAATGCTACTGGGGTTTTACAAAAATCAACTATTTCAGTTGATTCAGCAGGAACACAAAATGAATCAGTTATACAAGATATAGCATTCATTAATCCAGCTACAGGTACGGTGGCACTAGATCCATCGAGATTTACAATGACATTCACAATAACAGCAGGAGTGTGGACTTGGAATTCCACAATAGCATATCCGTAAGGATCTGATAAATACTTGTAACAAGGAACTGAAACATGGCGTACACAATAAACAAATATGATACTACCCAGCTTACAATAGTACAAGACGGTACTATTGATCAAACAACTGACATTAAGTTAGTTGGTAAGAATTATGCAGGGTACGGTGAGATACAAAACGAAAACTTTGTATTTCTTTTAGAAAACTTTGCAGGAGCAAATCAACCACCAAGGGCTATACAAGGCCAAATATGGTTTGATACAGCAAATAGCAAATTAAAATTTTATGACGGTGGCAAATGGCGCACAACAGGCGGCGCAGAAATTAGTGCTACAGCACCAGCAGGTTTATCAACTGGTGATTTTTGGTGGGATACAACTAACCAACAGTTATATGCATACAACGGCACAGATTTTGTACTCGTAGGTCCACAAGATGCAGGTACAGGCATTACACAAATGCAAAGTAAAACAGTACTTGATACTGGATCAATTAGTAGAAGTGTAATTGCTGCAACAGTAAACGACGATGTACAATTCTTAATAAGCCCAGTAGAATTTACTATCGACTCAACTGATGCACAAAACGCAATTTCAGGATTTGATATAGTACGCCAGGGTGTTACACTTAAAAATACGCAAAGTGCAACAGCTGGAGTAACAAGCACAGATCATCAATTCCACGGTACAGCATCTAACGCATTAAAACTTAACGGAGTTGATGCAAGTAATTATGTTACAGCTAACCCAGGTGCGCCAACAGTATTCACAGAAATAACAAACTTCCAAACTGATGCAGGTATTGCAATTGGTGCAGGATTAGATTTAAAATTGTTTATCGAGAATGATAACGAAGGTGTTATACAAAATTCACAAGGTGACGAAATTAAATTTAGAGTAAAAGAATCCGGCGGAGCAACCGTAAATGTTGTAGATATCCTTCCAGGAAATATTTTACCTGGTATACAAAGTACAGGTCCAACTGTTTATAGAAGTATAGACATAGGTTCTACAGCAGCACCATTTGATGATGTATATGCCGGAAATTATTATGGAATTTCAGAAAAAGCAAGTGCTCTTATTGTAGGTGGAAATACTAGAGTAGGATCAGTAGACTCAAGCGGAACAGGCACCGGCAATACTATAGCTGTAAGAGACGGATCAGGAAACTTAAATGCAGTATTATTTCAAGGCACAGCAACAAGTGCAAGATATGCTGACTTAGCAGAAGTTTATGTAACTGATCAAGATTATCCAACAGGAACAGCAATGTGTGTCGGCGGCGAAGCAGAAGCTACAGCATGTAAAGCAAGTTGCATGGCAATTGGAGTTATATCTGCAGAGCCTGCATATTTAATGAATAGCGATTGTGACGGTCAAGCAATTGGTCTTAAAGGGCGTGTTCCAGTAAGAGTAAAAGGAACTGTAACAAAAGGACAGCCTGTTTATGCATGGGAAGATGGTGTTTGTACTACTATAGCATCAACAGCATTAGTAGGAATTGCTCTAGAATCAAGCCAGGACGAGTCAGAAAAATTAATCGAGTGTGTCTTAAAAGTATAAATAAGTACGTAGTTTAAAAAAGGATGAAGAATGGCTGTATCAGTAGGCTCAAGTATTAATGAAACACATTATACCACACTAAGAAGCGGTATAAACACAGTAATGGGAACCCCAACAGGAAGCGGTAACGGTTCATCGGGATATAATGTTGGTATTTCAGCACCGTCGGTATCTGTAGGTTCAACAATTACAGCATCACAATGGAACAATTTAAGAGGTGATATTCGCAAAGCAAGCGCACACCAAACTAATAGTGCCGTAGCACTAACAACAGTTGATACAGACACAGGCATTACAGCAGCAATACATAACGAATTTGAAACGGCATTATCTACAGTAACATCAAATAGATTTACAATGGCAACGGCACAAAGTACACTTAGTACAGCAAGAACAAAAAATAAATCAGGTGGATGGAATGGTACACAAATACATGATGTACAGTTAACCTGGGGAAGTGCAAACGCATTCAAAGCATTTTGGAATGCCGGCGGAGTGGTTAGTATTAATTCGTCTTTATCTTATACTGGTTCTGAAGCTAAAACACTAGATTGGAAAAGCCTAGTAAACGATGCTAAAAACGTAAGTATAAACTATACAAGTGCATATGCAGACGGTGGCGGTAACCAAGGTACAATTACCAACACAGGTATGTATGATTTGAACACAAATGGCACTGAGGTAAAAATTTTCCAAGATGGCGGTACTAATCCGTACTCAGAAAACGACTACCAAATTTATATTAGATATATCACTAACGGAATAAGAGTACGTGTATTTTTCAGAGACGATGATGCAGGCGACCAAACAGGAACTGGCGCACCTGTTGATGAACCCGTCCAAGGCACTCTAACAAGTGCTATTACTGTTAGACGTGCTACAGGCTCAAACGTTGAAGTTACATCACCTAGTGTAGCTACTGGCAGTTCAAATACTTTCTAATTAACTCTTGACAAACACTTAGTTTTAGTATATACTATAACAGTATATACAAGGAGATCCCATGGATGAACGACTGGAAAAAGCTCTAGAATTTTCTAACTTTTTAGAAACACAAAACAACCAAAAACGTATTTTTTTAAAGCAGTATCAAGATAATCTTGTCCATTATACTAATGGGCATAAAATAACTGTTACTATGGATTTAATTAGTTTCTGCCAAAGTTTGCTAGAATTAGATCAAGGAGAAACAGTTTTGTTAGATGACAATAGTATTCCTTTTGATGTCAATAATCTAAAAGAATTTACAAGACAGTTATTAGGTGTCTATACTTTTGCATCTAGAAAATACTTATATGATTATAAAAAAATTAAAGACAACAGATCAGTTGAAGGATTAACTAGTCTATGAAAAAAGGCGTAGTTTTATTTGCTTTTAATAACAATACAATTGATTATGTAAAGCAAGCAATATATTGTGCAAAACGTATAAAAAAATATCTAGGGTTATCAGTACAACTAATAACTGATGACAAAGACCACCTAATTAAAAAATTTCCGTTTTATAAAAAATATATTGATGTAGTTACATATAGCCCTGCTCCTATTCCATCTAACAAAACATTTTATGATGGAATACATGGAAATCACGGCAAGTTAGATTGGAAAAATAGTGCAAGAGATAGTGCATTTGATCTTACAGTATTTGAACAAACATTAGTTCTTGATACTGATTTATTGATTAGTAATGATAAATTACTAACTTGTTTTAACATGTCAGAAGATTTCATGATTGCTAAGAATTATCAATTAGTAAATACTAGTAAATCTTATAAAAGTTTTGATAGAATTAGTGATAATTCTGTACCAATGTATTGGGCGACAATAATTTACTTTACTAAGAGTTATACGTCAAAAACAGTATTTGATTTAGTAAAACATATTAAAGAAAATTATAATTATTATAGATTAGTTTATAATATCATCGAAACAAAATTTAGAAATGATTTTGCTTTTAGTATTGCATTACACACAATGCGAGGGTTTGTAGAAGATAGTAACTGGCCTCTAGATATTCCTACTGATATGTGGGTATCTACTGATAAGGATGTACTAGTAGATGCAAACAATAGTAGTATAAAATTATTAGCACAAAGAGATCATGATTATCTTGCTGTTAAGTTAGATGATGCTACTACTCATATTATGAACAAGTTTAGTTTAGACAAGTTTATTGATAAGGAGTTTGCTAATGAGTAACGGCATTTGTCTTGTTGCACAAAATAATAATACAACAGATTATATTAGACAAGCGTATGCACTAGCGTTAAGTGTTCTTGCTAACAGTCCTAGAACCAATATAAGTTTAATTACTAACGACGAAGTACTTCCTGAGTATCAAAAGGTATTTGATAAAATTATACCTATACCTTGGGGCGATGGTGCTAATAATAAACAATGGAAAATTGAAAATCGTTGGAAAGTTTACCACATAACACCTTATGAAAATACAGTTGTTATGGATGTAGATATGTTGGTGTTAGATAATATTAATAAAGTTTGGCAAGATTTTACAAAATCACCTCCTTTATTATTTACAAAAAATGTTAAGACTTATCGAAACGAACTAATTACTTCTCGATATTATAGGAAAACATTTGATTCAAACGATTTGCCAAATGTATATACAGGACTATATCAATTTTCAAAATCAGAAAGTACACACGGATTTTTCGTATTGCTTGATATAGTAATGAAACATTGGAGAGAATTTTACAAACAATATGCACCTAACGATTTTCAAGCCTGGTGTAGTGTTGATGTTAGTGCAGCAATAGCATTAAAAATATTAGATATGCAAGGATATTGTTTAGATAATAGTACATTAGCGTTTACACATATGAAACCTCATTTACAAAATTTATATAATCCACCATCTAAATGGACAGAACTTCTAACTGTTGATTTTGGAAATAATGATATCATTATTAATGGATATAAACAATCGGGTGTATTGCATTACGTTGAAAATAGTTTTTTGTCAAATGATATAGTTAAGTGGCTAGAGGAGAAAATATAATGTTTTACTTACACTATGACGAAGAAGGCAACATAACTTCAGTCTCTAATATTAAAGCAACAGTTGAAAAGTATATCAAAATTGATAAAAAAACTTTTAATGAATTTAATAATGGCGAAAAAGCAATGTTTGATTACAAAGTAATTGAAAATGTTAAAACAAAAGGAAGTTATCACATTGTTCCTATCAATATCGATGAAGAAGAATCTGTACATCATACAAATTTTGTAAATAAAGCAGATATATTAGAATCAGGAATCCAGATTGTACAAGAAAAAGACGGATGGGTCGTAAATAATTTTATAGATGATGTAAATTGTACAGCATTGTCAATAGGCGAAGATTATCTAAAAGAATATTATATTGTAGATAGCACTAACAGATTTATATTATTAGATAAGTTTAGTATTAATTTAAAAGAATTTGCAACACAAAAAGAAATAAAAATTAGTAATTGCTCGTCGCATAAAACAGTATCGGTTTTAACTAATAGTAGTCATATACCGCATGTACATACAATAGGATATAAACATGAAAGTAATTGATCAAGATATAATATTTTTAAGTTATGATGAACCTAACGCTGAAGAAAATTATGCAGACTTACTAGCCAAAGTCCCATGGGCTAAACGTGTACATGGAGTAGAAGGTTCAGATGCTGCACACAAAGCATGTGCTGATCTAAGCGAAACTGAAAATTTTATTACTATTGATGGTGATACAATTATTGATCCTAAGTTTTTAGAAGTAGATCTTGATTTGAATAAACTAAATGCAACAAAAGATTATCAATTTAGCTGGGCTGGCAAGATAGATGTAAATGGACTAATGTACGGTAACGGTAGTATAAAAATGTGGACAAGAAATTTTGTAAAAAATATGAAAACACATGAAAATACAGACGGCTCCGATGACACAAGTATAGAATTTTGTTATTTTGATAATTATCTTCAACTAAATGAAAATTTTTCGACTAGTATTATTAGTTCAACTCCTCAACAGGCTTGGAGAGCAGGATTCCGCGAAGGTGTAAAAATGTCGCTAAACAGAGGATCGGTAATAAAAGATTTAGAAAAGTTATGGTGGCAAAATTATAACAGACTGTTAGTTTGGACTATGGTTGGTGCAGATATAAAAAACGGATTATGGACTATATACGGCGCTAGAGAAGGTGTTTTTAAAACAATGTGTACAGATTGGGATCACATACAGGTAAGAGACTTCACATATTTAAATAACCTGTGGAATGAAAAACAAAAAACACAAATAACAGGTGATGACTTATTAGAAGCTATAGAAGTTCTAGGAGCTTCGTTAGTAAACGAACTTAAACTACCAATAGGACAAATGCCTTTAGATGAGCAACAGAGTAAATTTTTTAAGAAAGTTTACACTCAGCCTGCAAGAAATATAAAATTATAAAATGAAAACATCTGATGATCTATATCATTTCCGAGATAATGTTTTAAATGAAGTAAGTCCGAGTTTTTGTACAGCAAAATGGAAGCAGGTAACTTTACATTTACATAGTGGACAAACACACAGTTGTCATCATCCCGTTCCGCATAAAATTCCTTTAGATGAAATTGCTGATAATCCAAGTGCATTACATAATACTAAATTTAAAAAACTTCAGCGTAAAGAAATGTTAGAAGGAAAACGTCCTAGTGAATGTGACTATTGCTGGCGAGTAGAAGATTGTAACCCTGAAGCTCTTAGCGATAGAGTATATAAATCTGCAGAACCATGGGCTAGAAATTTTATTGATGAAATTATATCTAAGCCTTGGGATGACGATGTTGATCCTAGTTACTTAGAAGTTAGTTTTAGTCATGTGTGTAATTTAAAATGTAGTTATTGTAGTCCTCAGGTTAGTAGTAAATGGGTAGAAGAAATACAACAGCATGGTGCATATAAAACTAGTAGTAACTTTAATGATTTAGATTGGATTAAAAAGCAAGGAACTATGCCTATACCAAATAGAGAACATAATCCTTATGTTGAAGCTTTTTGGAAATGGTGGCCTAGTGTATCGTCTAAATTACACACGTTTAGAATTACTGGTGGCGAACCATTATTATCAAAAGATACTTTTAAAATTCTTGATTATTTGATAGAAAATCCCTTGCCAAATTTAGAATTTTCTATCAATAGTAATATGTGCTTACCTGATGCTGTAATAGATAAATTTATTGAAAAAATTAAAATAATCTGTAATGAAGGCAAAGTTAAAAATTTTAAAATATTTACAAGTGCCGAAGCACATGGTACACAAGCTGAATATATTAGATACGGACTTAATTATAATAAATGGATTGCAACTATTAGACGTATATTAACTGAGGTGCCTAACTGTACTTTTACTTGTATGAGTACCTATAATTTATTAAGCATGTTTTCTTTTGATAAATTTTTACAGGATATACTATCTATTAAAACTGAATTTGGAGGACTAGGAAAGCCAACACCGATTATACTAGATGTTCCTTATTTAAGATGGCCCGATCATCAAACTATAAAAATTGCCCCAAAAGAATGGACAAAAAACATTGCTAAACAGTTAGAATTCATTCGTAGTAACTTAGAAAACGTAAATGTAAAAAACGGGTTTCATAAATGGGAAGGTGACAAGTTTAGTAGATTACTAGAAGTGTTTGATAACGAAAACTTAACACAACAACAACTTGATATATTTAGAAAAGATTTTGCTATATTTGTTGATGAGCATGATCGTAGACGTTCTACAAATTTTTTAAAAACTTTTCCTGAAATGGAACAATTCTATCAAGATTGTAAACTAATTACGTAATTAGATATTCTTTATTCTTGTTAAATTGTTTTCTTAAGGTCTTGTAATTGTGTTCTAGTACACTACGCATTTCTTGTAACATTATTTTTAGATTGTCGATTGGTATATTATTAATATCATTTATGATTTTATATATCATTTCTAATCTTTTATTGTGGTTAGTTTCATTATCATAACTTTCGTCCCACCATTTATTAAATGTTTGAAATCCTAAACTTTGTAAATGTGAAATTGTACCTACTGGACCTACCATAATAAACGGCCTATGTGCTACAATAGGTTTGATTGTTTTTTCTGTTAGATTTATCATATTAGATGCATATCTAGTTTCAGTTACAACATCAACAAATGCTTTTGAAACACCTTGAATAGTATTTCTTTGCTTATCACTTTCTATATCTACTACATCACTATTTTTAGCGTCCCATAAGATTGGAGTATTTTCTAATTCGTAATGACTTGTTAATATTTTCTCTACAGTTTGCGGACTAAAGTTTGCAAGAGGCAATGTTTTATTATTAAGTAATTGTTTAGTAGTACATAAGTTGTTTAAACTTAACACAGTATCAAAGTCTTTTATTAACAAACCTATTATGTAACGATGGTATTCAAAACGAAGGTTAAAACAAGATATTTTTTTGTCAAAGATATATCTATTATTATCGTTTACAAAATCATCTTTAGTATACATATTTGATGCAATGCTTGTAAAATAATAGTCAAAGTAATCAATTTTTAAGTTATAGTTTTTTGCTATAATAAATGAGTCTTTTTCACAATGATAAATTTTATATTTACATTTTGTTTTAGATAAAATTCTTGAAATAATATCTAATTCGTAGCTACGTACTTCGTCGGGAATAGTTTCTATTGGATAAGTTTCTAGCATATTAAAATTATTTGTATTTGAATATAACCTAAGCACATCTTCCATAAAGAAATATATTTTTTCAATAGAATTTTTTCTTATAAATTTAATGATATCTTTTTCGTTTGTTTGTGTACATCCTGCAAATAAAATTATAACAATCTCTTGCTTAGTAGGTTTGATAACTTTTTTAAGTTTATTTAATAACCTATCTTCCCATTGCGGCCTAATAGATTTAAGTTTAGTTCTTTGGTTTCTATTACCACTTGTAAAGTAAATATTATTATTATGATAAATTTTTAAATGGGCCATTAATTAACGCCAGTAATTTGTAAAGTATATCTATCTTCAATGCCAATATTTGCAGCAAAGTGCGGTACGCTATGTGTCCACATACAATAGTCGCCAGCTTTCCAATTAAATACCGGAAATCCGTCTACTTCAAAATAATGTCCAGATTTCCAGTTTTCTAAAAACACAATTGCTCTTACTACATCTTTAATATTCTTCTTGAATATTTTAGTATATGTTGAGTAGTGATCAACATGAGTAGGAATAATATTATTTGTTTTCATTTTATAAAATGAATACCCACAATCTTTCATATTTAGATCTTTGCTTATTTGTTTAGTCCATTCTGGTATATAGTTTTTTCCGCTATATAATTCCCCGCCGAATGTCATGCCGTTGTATACGCCAGTTTCCCATTTATCTTCTTCTTGTAAATTTAATGGTTGTCTAGTGTATTCAAATGACTTAATTTCATTAATGTCTATGTTTAAATTTATATGTCCTAATTTATACATATCTATCCCCTGTGTAAATCTAGTGTGGTGCAATGATGTCCGCCCCCGAGTGTTCTTGAATGAGCAAATGGTACTGTGTAACTTAGTACTCCATTTGCTCTCAGTGCTTGCTCTAGTTTAGGACAGTCATCAATAACTGCCAAGTCTGGACGAATCATAAAGAAGTTTAACAAAATATAATTACTTGCAAATGCTTCTCCTGTAAAACTTTTCTGTGTTAGATCTTTGTCACCTAACCAAATAACTTCCCAGTCTTTAAAACAGAGAGGTAATGATTTCTTTGTAACACGATCTTTATTAACTACAACAAG